GGTTCTTCAGCCATGTCAGTCTCCTAGAATAGTTGCCGACCGCGCAGAGAGGGAGGTGCATCGAGATGCGTTCCTCTGCCGCCGGCTGACGGGGTTACTTTCAATGCACGGCACGACTCGCCGTCCAACGCGCCGGGATGCTGATGAGGCATCCATCAGTTCAACCGACCCTCGCGGGTCAGGGCCAATTTCTGCCGAGCGTATTCCTCCGGCGTCATGTCATTCAAGCGCGCCATCTCGATCTCATCCGCCGTGAGTTTCACGACGTTTGAGCGCGGAGCGGCTCCATTGCCTGAGCGGCTGACGGGCGCGGACGGAGGAGCGGAGCGCTGCGAGCGAGGCGCCGCGGCGCTCGAGAGCGCGTCTTCCTCGGTTTTCTGCACCTGCGGCGCGGCCGTAGCGAGCCCCAAGCGCTTTTCGATGTACTCGAAATACTCCGGCGTATCGGCCTTCACGCCGTCGTCGATCGCATCCTCGTGCGCGCGAATCATCTTGCGATTTTTCGCAGGCTCACGCACAAATTCCGGGTGCGCGCGCACCCATGCGGCGGAAGTGGGCGTTAGGCGACTCGCAAATTCCTCCAACTGATCCGGCTGCACGGTCGCGGTCGGCTTCGGGGCCTTTTCGAGCTGCGTTTTGGCCGATTCCAACGCCTGCAGCTTCGCCGCATTCGTCGACATGCCGAGTTGGGCTTCTGCCGCGGCGTCCCAGTCGCCAGCGGCCGCAGCAGCGGCGTACTGCGCCTTCAAAGTCGCGTTTTGGCTCGTGAAAGTCGTGATCGCGTTCTTCACGAGGTCCAACTGCGTGCCCTGAACCTCAGTTTTCGCCTTAACTTCGGCCTCAGACGCCGCCGCTGCGCGCCGTTCGGCCTCTGCGCGCGCGGCTTGTTCGTCCGCGAGTTGTTTTTGCAGCTTCGCCAAGCCCTCTTCGGGCTTCAAAATCGTTGTGGTCGCCGTTTTCGGCCCGGCGTCAGCCTGGACGACCTCGATCGCCTCATCGGGCGGCTTCGGGGCCTTTATTGCACCGTTTTTGCCGTCTTTTGAGGCGTTTTGAGTGATTTCCGCATCTTGCGATGCGTCAATTTCGTCCAAATCGATCTGAATTTCGTCTGATGTGGTTGCCATTTACCATACCTGCGCCGGATGCGGGATTTTGGCCTTGATGAACTTCGCCAGAACGTGGCGGCATGGGACGTAATCCTTACGATCAAGCACATTTGGCTTTGTATTGATGTCGAGTGCCCAGCCGTCGCTCGGACGAACCACGACCCAATCGTGCAATTTCACATCAAGCCCGAAAAAATCGCATCCTGGTCCGATTTTTACGACGAGATGCGCCTTTCCTTGATACAAATCTTCTTTCAAATTCGATGCTGGCAGGATGATCCCGCCAGCCGTCATTTCTGGCCGCTGGTAAATCGCCAAGAGAACTTCCCCGGCGGCGAGATCGTAGTGCGATAGATCGCCAATCTTGTCGATGATTTCTTGCTTCGTATCGAAGGTGGCATCGCGCTTCTTAATCGTCGTGACTGACATCCTTACCTCTTCGCTAAGTTGGTGTTCGCCTCGTCGCAGTATCCGATCACGCGACGCATGGCGTTAATTTGCCCGATATAATCGCGGTATTCCGCATAATCTTTGCAAGTTCCCGGCGAGAGCACGCATCCATATAGCCGCTCTAGTTCCTCGGACAGCAGTTTTTTAAGTTCGTACTCGAACTGGGAGTCAACGCTCACTCAATCAGCCGTAGGCGCGAATCTTCTCGAGGCGCCCTTTCGCGCCACCTCCGCCGTCCTTCAGCGGATATTTGCCAGGCTTCGCGAAATGCCCTACGACGCCGCCGCCGTCCTTTCGCGCCATGGGAGGCGGGGCCATCGGAGGCGGCGCAGCGCCAGGCGGCATGACGGGCGGCGGAGCGCCTTGGTGGAGTCCAACAGGGCCCGCGCCCGGAGGGGGAGCGCCGGGCGGCGGCATCATCGGCTTGGGCTGTGAGGGAGCGATGATGATGTTGACGTTCATGCCCTTCTTCGCACGACCACCTCCCTTGCGGGCTAACCGGCCTCCCGCGGGGCGAGTTCCGTCGGGGATCACATGGCCACCGGACTTGCGAGTCATTGGGCGCGCGGCCACTGGGGGCGCGCCGACGCCTAGCTTTCGCATGGCCTCAAGCTGCTGCGGCGTGTGCTGTGGGCGGATGCCCGTGGCCATGGCGCGGTTCGCATCGATCTCGCGCGTGAGCGGGCCGCCAATGGCCTTGCCTGCGCGTCCGCCGTGGCACATCTTGCAGCCGCATCCGGCTTTGTGCATTTCGGACTTGATCAGCTTCTTATCGGCCGCCGCGTCGACATGGCCGCCGCGCTTCATCCCGCCGTCGTGCTTCTGCCCGTCGCGAGACTCATTCGCTTGCTTGATGTCGGTGTTGATGAGCGCCCCGTCGACCTTGGTCGCGCCGCCTTTCGCCCGCGGCTTGCGATCCGCGCGCATGGCGCCCGCGTGGCCTGCGACCTTGCCGCCGCGCTTGAAACCCTGGCGGGAAACCGGGCGCGGACCCGTCTGAATGTTGCCCTTCTCGCCCAGCGGCTCGCGCCATCCGCTCGCGTCAATGTCGCCGGTCGATGAGCGAGTCAGTCGTTCGACTTTCTCTTTGGCGCGCGCGCGGGATTGGACGGATAGGGTGCTCATAAGCGTAAATTACCCCCTCGCTGACTCGATTGCAAGCGCCCTAGAGTATTCATCCAAACTCATTCCGAGTCTGGCCATATTCCATTTATGGTACTTTTCCTCGGTCGCTGGCGCGCCGTATTGGGCCTCGATTTGTTCAACGATCCATGGCGGCACAATTGCTCGTTTCGGCTTAATGGCGATAGGTCCAGCGAAAGACGCCGTTATTTGGCGCATGATTTCTTCGAGAGACCCCTCCGTCAAATCGAGCTGGGCAGGCGTTGAATTCGATATATCATTCATTTCTCGATTCCCTTGTCCACTTCCGCAATGATCTTGTTCGCCTTCTCACCCGCGCCCGACACCCCGGTCTGCTTCCCAGTTTCCGTGGTAGGCGCTCTTATAACATCCGACGCCAGCCGGATCGCCGCGTCCCGCTCCTTCGCTTCCCGGTCCTGGTCGCGATTCTGGTTCTCGACGTGCATCTGAGCCTCTTTTAGGCCCATCTCGCGCGCGCGGGTGTGCGAGTCGAGAATCTTCGCCTGCGCGAGTGCGACATCGACCGGGGTGTCCTGCGGGGGCGCTTCGGGGCCCTGCGGCGCGGACTCGCCTTTTGGAGCGTAATGGCCGGTGTCGATCTTCGCCTGCACGTCGGCCGCCTTGGCCTTGGCTTCGGCGGCGCGCGCGTTCGCTTCGATGATCTTCGCCTGGGCGGCGGCTTCCTCGTTCTTCATTTGCGCCTGCATCTGCAGGAGCTGCGGAGGAGGGGCCGCTTGAGCCTGCGGCGGCACGAAGAATTCTGCCGGATTCGGCCAGCCAATCGCCGCGAGCGCGGCGGTGTCGACCTTGATAGGATCGTATAGATTCTGGCTCGCGCTCTGCAGTTGCTTCAAGGCCATGACCTTCATCAGTCGCTGCCCCGAGCTCGACGTGTTCGGATCTGCCTGCGGAACCAAATCGCAATTGTTCAGCGCCGATAGGAATTTTTCCTTATCCCACGCGGTCTTCGACTTGCACGGCCGCGCGTAAAAACTTTCCGGGTGATCCTTGAAGACCTCTTTCAGCAATTGGAATTCTTCCGCTTGCGCTGCGTGCATGCGCTTATGTACTGCGTTCATGACCTTGATGGCCTGATCGATCATTGCCATCACGGTGCCCACCGGCACATCCGCCCTACCCTCGCCCACCTGCACCTCGGCCGTGCCGCCGATCCTGCGCCCGGTCTCGGCCATATCCTGCACGAGCGACATCAAGGGCGCCATGTGCGCAGTCTCATAGGGAAGGGGCGCGACCGCCTGATTGATCGGCATCCCTTGCGTGTCCACTGGCGCGCCGCCGCCCGGGGGCACTCTGAAAATGTTCGTGTTCTGCCGCGTGCCGGACTTCGCAATCAGGAAGCCCGGGAAGTTCGCGAACATGCCGTTATCGAGCATCTCGCGCCAGGCGGCCGTGACCGCGTTCGTCGTGTTCCCGAGGATATGCAAGAGGCCGATGCCGTAGAACCCGATGCCCGGCACGAACGGGAACTTCACGAACCGCTTTCGCGCGACGGGCAGCGCCTGATCGTCCTCCGCGAAATTACGTGTAACCGCGAGCGCTTTACGGCTCGATTTATCAATCGTGACGATGTAAGGCAGCGCAAGGCCGGTCTCTTTCCCCTTTATCTTGTGTTCGAATCCCTTGATGTCGAGCTCGCAGTAGCACTCGTAAATCTCCCGCTCTCGGTGCGCGGCCAAGCGCATGGAGTCTTCCTGCAGACCCTGCTGCGCCTTTTCCTCTTGCTGAAGCGCATCCATCTGCGGAATCACCGCATCCCCTAGCGACACGTCCCGGTAGACTTTCATGATCTGCAGGCGCTTGACCGTGGACGGCTTCATCATGGTCTTGTGCGTGACGCGCTGCGCGTTCGACAAATCGATCGCGGACTGATTGACGATTAAGTCATCCGCATCGACTGACTCTGACACCGGGCGATTTCGAAGCGGGCAGAAGTACACCTTCTTGAACCCGTCGCCGCCGAAGCCTGCCATGAAAAGCATGCGGTCCGTGTCCGGGTAGTACTCGGTCGCGACTGCGGTCAAATAATGGTTCATGTCACGCTCGAGCGCGTTCGCCAAGGCATCGAGAGCCGCATTCGAATCGTTCGAGTCGTTGCGGATCTTCACCGGCCCGTCGGTGGGAAGCAACTCTGAGCGCGCGTTCGCTTGGAACCTGAGCACCGCCTCCAATAGCAGCGGATGGCGCACCTTGCTCATGCCTTCAACGGGAGCCCCGTCTGAGGCGCCCTGCACGTTCGGAAGTTCGATCTTGAGTCCCAAAAGCCGCATGCCGAGCGCGCGATCTTCAATCCACTCCTGTCTCGATTGCAGATCATCCGCGATCCCGGTAAGAAGTTCCTCGGTGATGCGATTCAGTTCATCATCCCCGATTGCATCCGCCAGGTTCGAGTAGTGGTCTAGCGGATCCGCCGGCCCGTTGACGTTGCCCATGGGCTTTCCGTCGAGAGACACCGACACGGACCCGTCGCCGTGGACGATGCGAAGGATGTTGCCCTTCTCATCGATATCGGGAACGTCGCCATTGGGATCTGGGTCGACTTGAACCTCAATCGAGGCTTCCGGCGCGTCGGGCTCATCGGTGGGAACCAAGCGCAGATTCGCGTTACCTAAGCCGCTCAATGCAGTCGCTCCGTCGGATCAGGCACCAATTCATTGTCAGCGTACCAGCGCCAGATGATGATCTCCGAGAGCGGGTCGACCTCGAGCCACAGAGACCCGCAGCTCGACACAAGGCCGTTTTGCATCGGGATACCGGCCTTCGCGAACTTCGCGTGCGTGTAGGCCATCGCGGTCGCATTGTCCGTGAATTCGACCATCTGAGAGCGCGGGATTTGGACTTCGATCACTTCGCGCGCGCCTCACGAAATTGCTTCAATTGTGCCTGGATCAGTTCCTCGGCCACGAGAGGATTGAACCTGCGCTCAAGCTCTCGGCGCATCAATTCCAACTGAATCGCTTTACCCAGGTACGTCACTTCTGATCCACGTCGAGCAACAGGCTCGCGATCTCAGGACTCGGAAACAGCGCCTCGCGCTCGAATGTCTTCAATGCCAGGTGCGCCGCAGTTTCCTCTCCATACGCCATGATCTCATACTGCTTGCGAACCGCGTGCGGGAATTCGCCCTGCACGGTCACTAAAAACCGATAGTAAGGCTTCGTGAAGGAATCGGGCCCACGGCCAAGGAAGTCCACCACGCATTTGCAGCGGACAGCCGAGGGGGCGGGAGTCGCGAGGTTCATGGGGCAGATTCTGCCACATAAGTCAAGTCGGGTACAGGGGGGCGTCGCGGCCGCCTGGGTAGACCTTCAGAGCCTCGAGTTCCGCCTGGCGCTCAGGGGCTCTGGCAATGAGTCCGCGGTCGCGCAAATAGCGCAATCCCATCGATGTCAAGTCCACGTATTCATCGTGCTTGCCGCGAGGAAACTGCCCGACTTGGGTCATCACGGCGTCAGCCCATGCGCGATCCGGCGCGTAGATGAGGCCTTCCTGAAACAAGTGCTGCACCGACACGAGACGCGCGAACTTGTCTTGGCTCTTGGGGTCAAACAACTGCACCGAGAATTTCTCATTCGAATACAGGCGCCGAAGTTCCTGCGCGACGCTAATGCCCGCAGCTTTGTTCTCTATTAGTAGCAAGTCAACTTTCAGCGCGATGCAAGTCTGCGCAGTTTTTTTAATCAGTTCGTGGAATTCATATCGATCTGTCCATGCATGCGCGAGCATGACCTTAGGAGTTTCTTCCGAGAACGATCGATCCTTATACATCACGCGGCCGTCCGTATCCATGATACGATTCGCGGTCGCGACAGTATCTCCGCTGAATACTCCCCAGACGATCATGCCGCTCGGGTCATTCATTTGCTCAAGGGTGTATGCGGTGTCGAGCGTCCCAAGAATGAAGTCCATCGGGGGGTAGACTTCCGAGTCCCACAACTGCCACCACTCGCGCTTGATGACACCGCCGCCGCGCGGCTCGGGGCGCTGTTGCAATTGGCCGGCGGCGCGCCAGTCGCCCATCCAGGTTTTGAGGGATGTTACTTCCGGTGGCCCGAATCTCTCAGGCCACAATAACTCGCCAGGCTCGGTGCGCGGATCCTTCCATCCAATCGTCGTGAAAAAAGATCGCTCTGGCTCGTATTCCATCGGCAGACACAAATGTGTCCATTCGCCTTTGGTCTTCGAGAGTATGTGTCCGGTCAGATCGTTCTCGCCGAGACGCTGCTGAATCTGAATCACGGCGCCTAACTTCTGATTGTTTAAGCGTGTTCCAAGCGTGCCATCGAACCACTCAAGCGTGCTTGCAATGACGAGTTCCGATTCTACTTCCTTGGCGCTGTTGCAATCGTCTAAGCAGATTATATTCGCGCCGTCCCCGGTTGCGCCCTTCGACTCAATCGACGTGATGAGCCTATATCCACCCTTGTCGTTATTGAATCTGGACTTCGTATTCTGATCGTCCGATAACTGAAAGCGATCTCCCCATCTATCCTGATACCATTGCGACTCGATCACGCGGCGACATGCAACAGAGTCTCGACGTGATAAGTCTTCTCGAAAAGATGCATAGAGAAACGAAACGCCCGGGCCAGATGTGTGCGAAATTCTCTGCTGCGCCCAAACCCATCCTGTGAGCGCGACAGAACAGAGCGCGGACTTAGTACAACGCGGAGGGATGTTGATGATGAGCCTGCGGATCTCGCCGTCGACGACTGCTTGCAGATGCTCGGCAACCGCATCGATCGCCCAGCCGTCAATCCATGGCGCAGACTCCCATACATGCCACGCCTGCTTTAGGTATATATAGAGTGAGTCCTCGCAGTCCGCGCGGTCTAAGTCGATGAGCTGTCGTTTCGGATCAATCCTCGACGCATCAATGATCATAAATCCCAAGCCGCCGCAGCGCCCTCACGATCGTCATATCCGAGGTACCCATGCGCTGCGCCATAATCTTCAAGCTAGGCGTGTGGATCCATCGATCCCTGGTACGGGATTTTCGCGCCGTCTTGTGCCATTCGACGAGTTCCTCCAACTCCTCTTCCGTGAACCTCGAGAGCGCCCAGGCAGGTCGCACGCTATCAATCGGCACGCGCGAGTATGGGCCTTGGCGCCGCGCTGCCCGAAGCACGGTGTTCGGGTGTACTCCGAATCGGTGCGCCATGACTTTCAATGGCCTACCATCAAAAAGAGTGTGCGTCGCATACCACGCATCAATCGTGCGAAGGGCTCGGCGAGTAAGCTTGGGCCTCACTCCCATTATACGGCCTTTGGCAGTTCAGGCGGCCGGCGCGCCTAGTCGAACGTCACGAGCAGCGCCGCATCGTAGCAATCGCACGCCTCGCAGACACATTTGCCGTCGGCGTGGAGTATGTAGGTGTGATTGCCGCAGCCGCAGACCCAGACGCGCGGCCCTTCGTCGCGCTTGACATTGATGGGGACGACCTCACCCATTGGTGTCGGAAGCGAAGCAAGCCATTACGGAAAGACGAGCCTCAATCATTTCGGCGAGATTGCCGCCGATGACCACATCCCGATACGGACGACGCAGCCCAGATGCCTTGT